GAGGGGTCAGGATGGTACAACCAAACTTGCTCATATAAGAGGTACTGAGGTTAAATCTATTACTTCTGCTGATAATGCGTTGGTAGAGGAAGGAGATGACTTTGGATTTAGTGGAACTTCTACTTGGAATGGATAAATGAAAAACAAATTAGATGATGCTTTTAATATTACACCTACTGAAGTTGAAGTAGATCAAACTGAAGTTAGGGAACCTGTCGGAATACAAAAACCTGATAGATTAACTAAAGATGATATTGAAAAGGATTATGAGTATACTCGTGGTAATCTTTATAGTATTATAGAGAAGGGTCAGGAAGCAATTAACGGTATTCTTGAACTTGCACAGGATAGTGAGATGCCAAGGGCATATGAGGTCGCTGGGCAGTTGATTAAGAGTGTCTCTGATGCAACTGATAAGTTAATGGATCTTCAGAAAAAGGTTAAAGATGTTAATGAAGATGCTCCACAAAAAGGACCAAACACAGTTAATAATGCACTCTTTGTGGGTTCGACAGCAGAACTTGCAAAACTTCTAAAAAACGGAGCTCCTAAAGAAGATAAATAAACTTACGGGGAGAGGAATCCCGAAGTAATAGTTTACTAATAACATGCCTGACGATAAGCTACCGTCCATAAATGATTGGGATGATTCAAAAGAATTACCATCAGTAGAAGATTTTTTAAAAGAAGAGGTAGAGGAAGAATTACCTTCTGTAGAAGATTATATTGAAGAAGAGGAAGTAAAAGAAGAAGATAGTATTACTATTGAAGATGCAAATGGTGATCCATTTTTAGAAGTCACCGATGTAGTAAAAGCACCCGAATGGTCTGAATTAGTTCGGATGGTTAATGATGTCAGGGAAAGTATTCCTGATATTCCAGAAGTAAAATATTATGATGAAGAGTTAAAGCAACTTGCAGAGCATATTGAGCAAGTAAGAGATAATATTCCAGAAGTTAAGGATTATGATCCTACTGTAGAAGCAATAACTGAACAGATAGATCTTTTAAGAGAATCAGTAAAGGATCTTCCTGAAGTAAAATATTATGATGAACAAATTGATACTATTGAAGATAAGATAGATCTTATCCAACAGGAAGTAACAAATCTTCCAGAACCAAAGTATTATGATGAAGATTTACAATCTATAAAGGAAGAAGTTGAAAAGGTAAGATCTGAAATACCAGTATTTCCTCAATGGGTTAATGAGGTTAATGAGGTTCCTGATTTTTCTTGGATTGGGAAGACTTTTGGTGTAATAGATGATGATTTTATTAAAGTTGGTGATAATATAAAATCCATTAGAGATAGAATAGATCAAGAAGTTGCAGAGATTTCTGAGAACTTTGATTTAAAGGATTTTGAAAATAAAGTTGAATTTGAAAAAGCACAAAACAATCTTAAAGAAACTAAAGATAAAATTTATGAAGAATTAAAAGAAACTGCTATTAAGATTTGGGATATTCATCATGGTTATAAGGATGATGATAGAAAATTAAAAAAACAAATCCTGAGTCAATATAATAAATTAAATCAAAATATTCAAAAACAAATTCAGGAAACTCAAAATAAAAATTATGAATCAAATAAAGTTTTTGAAAATTACTTAGGTGGTTTAAAGGAAGAAATTGAGAATCTTCCTAAACCAAAATATTATGATGAAAATATTAGAGATTTAAGAAAGGATGTAAAGAAAGATATATCTAAACTTAGCAATAAATTTGAAGATACTTCTAGCAATATTGCTGAATTATATAAACTTGTTGGTGATATAAAAAATGAACAGCAAGAATTATTAGAAATATATAATGATCGACCAATAGCACCAGATCCTTCCGAAAAGCAAGGAAATGATCCACTTACACCAACAGATCAAAAGTTTGCAACATTAAAAGATTTAGCAGCAAATTATAGATTATTTGTTAATAGAGTTGAGCAGCAATTATATACCATCGGTGGTGGTGGTGCAGGATTCATCAAAGATCTTGATGATGTTAATATTGCTGGATTAGCAGATGGAGATACTTTAGTATGGAATGCATCAACTAGCAAATGGGATGTTGGAGCTGGTGCTGGAGTTGGTGGAACATGGGCATCTAGTAATGTTGGTGTTTATACTGGTAGTAATGTAGGTATTGCAACTACTGCAAGATCAGAATATAACTTATATGTTGGAAGTGGAACTACAACAGATACTGTTGCATACTTTGATGGACATATTTCTGTTGCTGGATCTATCTTCAGTAGAGAAGTAGTAGAAATAGATTCTATTGGTATTGTTACTGCTGGTAAAGGTGTAAGAGTAAGTACTGGTGGATTGGTAGTAACTGCTGGTGTAGCAACTGTTGGAACAGCAATCACAATGGGTGGTGGTACAGTAACTGCTACTAATTTTGTAGGTTCTGGTTCTGGATTAACTGGAGTAGCATCTACCGACTATATTATTACTGGAACAGCAGCAACATTTAATAATCAAGTTAATATATTAAATGTTAGTGTTAGTGGTGCTTCTACTGTAACTGGTGATTTAACTGTTGGTGGCGACTTAAATGTTACTGGTGATCTTAGTTATGATGAGGTAACGGGTAGAAATATTAATATTACAGGTATTTCAACTTTTGGTTCTAGTTCTGGAGTAGGAACCGTACATGTTGGTGTAGGAACCACCGCATTATTAGTTGATGGTGATGCAAGAATTACGGGTATCCTTACTGTTGGTAGATCATCTATTACTATTGATGGTGATAGTAACCAGATTAATGTTGGTCTTGTTACCGTTACAAATTCTACTATTGTAATTGGTGAAAATGTATCACTTGATGCATCTGCAACTGGTATCAACTCTGCACCAAATGTATTATATGTTGCTAAAGATGGTAGTGATAGTAGTAATGGAACATCTATTGACAACGCATTCTTGACAATTAAAGCAGCAGTTGGAGCTGCATCATCAGGAACTACAGTTAAAGTTCTTTCTGGAAAGTATACAGAAAATAATCCAATTTCAGTTCCTGCGTTTGTTTCTATTGTTGGAGATGATCAAAGGACAGTAGAGGTTACTGCTAGTAATACAACTAGTGATATTTTCCATGTAAGAAAAGGTGATAAATTAGCAAATATGACTTTTAAAGGTCATCTTGCTCCTGCTGCTGCGGTTGCTTTCCCAACAGATGAGATAGCAGAAAACGTAGGTGGTGGAAAGTGGAAAGGTCCATATATCCAAAACTGTACAAGTGATACTACTACTGGTACTGGAGTTTATATTGATGGAGATCAGGCAAGATTATTGAAAGCGATGAACGTTGATGCTTTCACACAATATAATCAAGGTGGTATTGGAGTTGCCGTTACTAATGGAGGATTTGCTCAGTTAGTTTCACTATTTACCATTTGTTGTCAAGAAGCAGTTAGGGTTGATAAAGGTGGGCAAGCAGATATAGCAAATAGTAATTGCAGTTTCGGTACTTATGGATTGACTGCAAGGGGAGTTAGTGATCTTCAATATACTGGTTTTGTCACAACTGCTGCAGCAATATCTCAAGCAGAAGTAGAAGTAAATGTGAATACTTTTGCTCCTGAAAAGACTATCAACAATTTTGTTTATGATTATACCTCTGGTATTGCTACAGTAACTACAACTGCTGCTCATGACTTCCAAGTAGGTATGGGAGTAACTCTTGCTGGTATAGGTTTGACTTGTCAGTTTGGATCAAAAACATATCCTCATAAGAGACCTCACATCTTTACTGTTGATTCTATTCCATCTACTACTTCATTTGTAGTTAACGTTGGTATTTCAACCGTTGCACATTTCTATGCTGGTGCTGGTGCTACTGCTGGTACTGCAAAGATTGATGTTGATAGACCTTATGATGGACAGATGGTTTACTTTGATCAACTATACAAAGAGGTTAGAGAAATTACTGTTAGTGCTGGTGGTACTGGATATACATCTACTCCATTAGTAACTATAGATGCTCCTAGTGGTCCTAGTGGAGAAACTGCTTCTGCATATGCTACGGTAGAAGATGAAGCAATTAAATCTATTACAATTATTAGTAGTGGAAGTCAGTATACAGGAACTCCAGATATAACAATTGGAGCACCAAATGTTGGTATTAATACTGCTACAGCAACTGCTACTATGGATCCTCTTTATTATGTAATAAATAGTTCGACACCCGTGTCATCTGGAATATCTACATTAACACTTGCCTCCAATTTGCTTAATGCAGTTGGAGTGGGTTCCACAGCATACTTCTCCCAAGCAAGTAGAATAGTTGCTAGTTCACATACATTTGAGTATGTTGGTGCTGGTAATACGATTACTGAAGCTACTCCAAAACGAGGAGGTGTTCTTAACCAAAAGAATGAAGTTTATCTTGAAGATGGTGGAAAGGTTCTCTATACCAGCACAGACCAAGCAGGTAATTTTAGAATAGGTGAAGATTTGCTAATTAACCAAGAAACTGGTACAGTTAGTGGAAGAGCCTTTAGTAAGAGTTTGTT